AGTTTAAATAAAATAAAAAAGGGGATCCTTATAAAAGACCCCCTTGAAATATTTCGACAGATTATTTTTTTAGTATACTTGGATACATCTATCCATTCTTAACGTACAATCAATTGTTGCTAATGCGTCATTGTTGTAGTCAAGTTCATTAAAGTTTAAGTCAGTCATAAATGAACCTTGTAAAATCCATTTTTCAACCACAACACCTGTTGGGTCTAACATTTCTAATTCAATATCTTTTTTATACCCTGCAGCATAACCCATTCTTCCTGTTACTGATTCTGCGTGTAATCTAAACCATTCCATTAACGCTTGAGACGCTGATGGTCCGATTGGGTCTTTAAACTTAACTCTTAATTCATTCCATACGAATCTACCTGCAACATAAGTTGAAGTATTTAAGAAAGGAATTTCTACTGAGTTGATTTTTGCACTCGGTCTAGCCGCTGATGTTACATACCACTCGTTGATACCCAATGATGAAGGGAACCTAACGATAAATCGGTTAACTCTTTTCGGTTCGTAAGGAACCGGCATTTTCATTAATAAATCTGCCATGTCTGTATTTTTGTTATATTTGTTATTCTATTATTATAAATATATCTCTTCACGAAATATTTTTCTTTTTTATTTGAGAACTACTTGACATTGTCAATTAATTTCCGTATTTTTTTATTACCCAGTAATTACTAGTATGAAATATAGGATATAAATTATATAATATATTAAATCTAGTATATATTAAACCAGTATATACTGGGGTCATCTCAATTTTTACTTTTGGATAGGGGAGAGTCGTTAGACCCTCCCTTTTCCTTTTTTATTCTATTAGATATTCTCAAATGATGCTCCTGTTGGAGTAATTAAGAATTCTACATCAATGAATTCAAGAGATCTAGTTGGTTTAACATAAATCTTACCTCTTAGTGTGTTTGCGTCTATATCTTCTGGATCGTTAGACACAACTACTCTAAATTCGTATAAACCTCTTTCTTTCTTAATAGATTCTAATATTGGGTTAACCAATCTTAAAAATTCATTTCTTACTTGTTCGTCATTTTGTTCAAATAACAATCTAACTGCCACCGCTGAAATTAATTTTCTCGCTCTTAATAATAATCTTCTTACGTTGATTCTATCAAGTGCAGACTCTCTAACTTGTAATGTTTTGTTACCCCAAATTATAGTACCCGTATCTGAGAACGTTGCAATTGGGTTAATTCTTGCATTATATAGATCATCTCTGTTATCTAACGTCAACTTCTTCTTCGCTTTGATTGCGTTTACTAAACCTCTTTGGTATCCCGCTACTGCGAACCAAGGATAAGAAACGTTATCTGTTAGTGCAATATTCTTAACAACCTCACCTGTTGGTGGAATGTATAACTGAGTTGCATTGTCCCCATCTCTTACTTGTATCCAAGGCCAATATGTTGCCGTGTAGTTAGTATCTAAATCAACTTCATCCAATTGGTCAACTATTTCGTCAACATCTGAAGTGTTAGGTGAGTTAGTGATGTATAACGAATCCGCTCTATCACCTTCTATCATATCAATTGCTTGATTAGTTAATGAACTATGGTTATAGAAATCAATACCTGGTGTTGCAAATATGTTGATATCAACCGCTTCAGGATTAGAGAATGTTTCAATTCCCGCTAAATATGCGTAATAATCTGAGTTTCCAACAGTATCACTAAATACACCACCGTTAGATGTGTGTCCACTTACATAAGTGTTTTTACCAAAGATGTAACCATCTCCATTTGTTCTTGTTCCTCTGTAGATATCCCAACCATCAAAACCACCACAAACTGCGAATGTAAATTTTCTATATGATTTACTTTCTAATAAACCTTTATCATTTCCTTCTAAATCATATGGTGTTGTTTTAAAACCTGATATACCAGACGCCTGACTTGAAAGGTGGAAACTATGTGATGTTGAACTCGCAGCGTTTCCTTTATATTCAAATAAATCTCTATCGAAACCAATTTGAGATGATAAACCTAAAGTAACTTTTCTGATTTTATCTCCGTTAGTTTTTTGTTCTGTACCTTGTGAGTTATAAGAAACAACGTCACCCGCCACATTATATTTTGTTTTGAATAGTACGTTACCAACTTTAGATGTACCTAAGAAATCTGATGTAAATCCTTTAAATCCTGCAGGAAATGCATCTACAGGTGCATCTTCAGCCATGTTCAACATTATATATTTCGAACGTAACTCGTACTCACCATCTGAAGTACCTATCTTTTTAGCAATATAACCAGGTAGGTCAGGGTTCATTGTACATCTTGAGAATTTTTCAAGTACTGAAATATTATTATCAGTATCATTAAAATCTCTAATTATCAAATCAAACTCACCTGAATCAAGGTCAATATTCTGAACTTGAATTTTTAATTGTGTGTTTGCAGCATTTCCATCTGATATACTAATTACACTGAATAGGTCGGAAACAATACCACCTCTCACTTCAGATACAACTGTTGGTGATGCTGGTGTTTCCCATTGATTTAAATAATCGTTTCCTACGTTATGTGAAACATGTGTAATGTCTAAACCTCTAACAAGTCCTTGTCCGTAAAGTGCTGATAATAATTTTGGATACTCTTCAAAAACATAAAGAGGTACTTCATTTTTCTTCTTATCAAAATTAGTATTACCCAATACTTTAGAAACATATTTAGTAGATGATGTATTCAACGTACATGTAAATGATTTAGCACCACTTGTAGAACCTGTAACATTAAGTGTAAATTCTGATAGTGGGTCAGTCCCTAAAGTGGATGACGCAATACTTATGTCACTTGATGAACCTAATTCAAGGTTTAATGTTTGTCCTTGGTACGATCCTCTTGATCTTAGTGATAGTACCACTATATTGTCGTAGTCAGAATTTACTGAAGCATTATAACTAAATTCTGTTATTTTGAATCCGTTATCTGTCTGATCCCAAACAAAAAGGTAAGAACTTACACCCGATATTACTCCAAGACCGTTTTCTGTAAAATAAGTGTTATACCAATTGTTATTGTTGTTTGTTCCTATTGGTCCCGCTATCTGTAAAGACGATCCCAAACTTAATGTTTCTGCCTCATCAACTAAACCAATAGTAAACCATGATCCGTCAGCTAAGACACCTAAATTTGCAATCCAGTCATCCATAGAACTTCCATCATTTGCTGTCTTCCCACTTAGGTTTCCATATGATGAATAACTTGAAATATCAAAACCAGCTCCTGTAAGTTCCTCTACACTATTTGTAGTTCCACCTGTAAGGTCTACTGTTATTCCGCCTAATGTTTTAATTGCGTATGTTATTTTTGGTACGTAACCCGTCAAACCTAAAACTCTTGTTACAAATAATTGGTTAGATTCTTGAAGGTATGATTTTGCGACATAACCCAATTCGTATTTTGGGTTACCGTCCGAAAATTTAGTTGGTGAAGTAGGTCCAAAATATGTTTTGAATTCGTCAAAATTTCTTATTAGAATTGGTTCAAATGCAGGTCCTTTTAGTGCCTCACCTGATAACCCTAATGTGGTCACACCCACACTTTGTGCTACGAACGTTAAATCCTTTTCTGAGGTATATACACCTGGAGAAACGAATACTCTGTTTGAATTTGCCATCGATTAACTTTAATTATAAATTTTTATTGTTTACTATAAATATCTTAGTTTTTAGTAAAGAGTTCCCAAGTTTTCTATTTTGGGATATTTAAAGATATTTTTTTATCTATATTTATCTTTATGAGCGACAAAACCCCCAAAAACATCAAAATAAGTCAAAAACACCATGATATCTTAAAAAAGTATTGTGATGATAATGGTTTTAAAATTTATAAAGTTGTGGAAAAGTGGATAGAAACCAATTGTGTGGATCGAAAAAGAGGTTTATACGGTGAATAGGTTTCTGCCAATTAAAATACAAATCATGTATGTGTGGCGGGTTTGTGCCAATTAAAATATAAACCCAGTGGTTTAAAATAAAAACCCAAAAAACCCAATGGTTTAAAATAAAAACCCAAAAAACCCAGTGGGTTAAAATAAATAAGTAACACCTATTCTTGAACCAATTCGAGGAGTTCCATTTAGTGTTACTTCGGTACCACCCGTGATATCGAAATCACTACCTTCTTCTAATAATAGACCGTTTAAATCTAAACTAATAACACTATCTATATTATTTACTGTAGTGAATGAAAGATCACCTCCTGAGTAGTCAAAATATTCTGTAGATACCTGTCTAACATTTCCGTCGGAATCGACAAAAACACTTGACCTACCTTTGTAATAAGTAATTGTTACTTTGGATCCTTCTCTAGGAGGTTCAACAAAACTTATTTTAGAAGTTAAAGAAACATGATTAAATTCAACACCTCTTTCTTGTAGTAATCCATTAATGGTGGTATTAAAAAGTATACCTATCGTTTCACCCACACTAAAAATTGTTTGTACCCCATCAGCAGTAAAATTAGCGACAGTAATCTCTAAATTCTTAGTTAAATATTTTTTCTCAAAATTATTACTTTTAATAAACTCATTCATTAAAAATAATCTACTAACTGCGGGTTTCACCTCAAATTCTTCATCGTCTATAATAAAACCTAATAAGGTGAACTTATAGTTTTGAACGTAGAATCTTCTTGAATCTAAATCCACGGGTGTGTTGTCTTCTATATTATCTAATACTATTGGTACATAATGTCCTTTTACCGTCGTATACGCCTGTCTTGATGTAAACTTCTGTAATATTATTTGATTAAACTTATTTAAATCTCTAAATTTTGTACACACACAAGACAAGTCA